TTTTTTTTGAAAAAATTTTCTCGGGGGGTCGGGGTATATAAAACAGTTTTTGGAATAACCGCAGCTAATGCTTAATGACCACTTTTTAAAATTGGGTGATGCAGAATCACCACCCAGATTCTGTAAGTACTTCTCTACAATTTTTTACGCGACACTTTTTTTAGAGTGTAGAACCCATTTCGGCCTATAAATACAGTATGTGGCTAGATTTACTACCAGCGGCGATATTCTTTACTCTACTAGCACTTATACTGCTAGGAGTGTTTGATGGTGACTAGTCAAGATATCAAAACCTCACTTGTACAAGCAGTCATAGTGCTAGCACCAACCTACACAGTTGCATACTTAACTGAACAAATGGTCTACACTATTCCTATGTTGGCTGCTAGTAGTTTCGTAGCTGCTGCACTCAAACCCACGCAACACACTACCAAAGTAGATGATGTTGCTAAAGATGGAGCAAAAGAATGACGTTCTTATATAACTTTGCCATATGGTTCGTGTTTGGTGGACTAGTAATTAGTTGCATACAGTATCTATGGCGCAATCGCTAGTAATCAACTGTAACAGGATGTGCATGCATACTAGAACCTCTTAACTGTGATAACCAATAGCACTTGTATACACTTGTATACTGCACAACCAACGCCCTCTATATAAATAACACTAGTATACACACAATTCACAAGGAATCTTATCTTCAATCCAGAAAAACTGTTGCTACGCACAGCTCACATTCTTTTTGTTTCTGTGTGTATACACTACATACTATTATGTACAAGATTAAATTAGTCTACGCTGCTAGGCCAAGAATAGATCGATTCATACGAGACACACGCTATGAGGATGTGCTTACCCAAACCGCTTGTACCAAACTGCTGCTCAATCACAACATACACACTACACAAGAAGATCACTGTACGATTGTGTTCGAATCAGATCGAGATAGAACACTAGCACTATTACAGTTGCAGAACTCAAGTGCGTATACTGCTAGATGTATAGATTAAGACTCATTAAATAGTAAACCATACTTTACGATGTATTGCAGGGCTATGCACGTAGTCTGTCGCAGTGGTAGTCCATTTTTAGAATGTATATATGGGGTATAGTATGTGTGTACTCTCTTAGAAATTTTGCACTAGTAAACGCTAAATTTTGTGCAAAAAGCGTTTACCGCTTCGCGGCAGGTTATGCGTAACCGCTAGGCGCTTCGCGCTCTTTACAACTATACCGTGCTAAATAGACTGCAAGTTTTTATCGAGGGATTATGCAATGGAAGCGTCAATTGACCAGCTAGTACAATTATGGCCTATACTACTTGGGTTTGTTACACTAGTGATTGTGCTAGCACAGATGCATTCAAAGATCGGTGTGTTGGAAGAAAAGGTGCGTACACTGTTCGAGTTATTTAATAGGGAAAAGGACAAACAGTAGCACAGTTTCTACTACAGCTACTCCAATCCAAAAGGCGCACCACACAACAGCTCTCGTGTCTAAATTTTCTAATGTCATTTATAATCCTAAAAAGTTTAAAACTTTGTCTTTTGTGTGTTTGGCATACAATTCATTACCTCTTGTGTTTGGGTGAGCACCAAAAAATAAATTATGCTGTTGTAACTTTTCCCATATAACAAATTGTGTTTGAATCCTATCAATTATGAATTTAGAACTCTTGCTAAGTAAAAGATTATTTTTATAGAAATCTATAAAATTTCCCAGCATCATATGTCGATGTAGTATTTCACAACCCCAATTATATCCGGCATCTAACCCAGCTTCTTGTCTTAAAAAATTCTGCCAACTGCTATCAATGATAGTTACGTTATCTGGAACATCACTAACATCAGTATGTGCGCCAATGACAGCAACAGGATTATCTAATTTTGATAGTTTGTCCATGTTTGCTTTGTTCACTTCTGATCTCATATCCCATAATTTATACCAATCATCAGTGTACGATTTAGTATATCCTGTATCACTATCAAATACAGCAAGTGTTTCACAGCTTACGTAAATTACAGGCAGATTCGAATCTACAAATTTATCGTATTGTATATTAAAATTAGAGCCACGCTTTGAAATATTAATAGCTATATCTTGAAGCCCCCATAGCTCAAGCAAATTAGTCGTATTTGTCTCGTTACCGTCTAGGGTATCAAAACTTTGTGCTGCCCAACTTGGTCCTGAATATACAAACTTCGTCACTCAATTGCCTTGTGACTGTAGTAAAAGGTTACAAGTCCTCCTACTATGGGCAAACTCATCAGCAGTATGATCAAAAACAGTGTCATTGGTTCGCTTCCTTGTATGTTGTGTCCTAGATAGCTTTGATTCAATATGGTATTAGCTTCTGCTACTCCTCTACCCCAATACATCAACAGTCACTTTCGTCTTCACCGTAACGACCACGATTCCTGTTGCCATCACCGTTCAGTTCAGTAAGATCCTGTTGTTTGGCTTTGAAGTCCCGCTGATCGATTGAGTTTTGTATCAGCTGTCGCTGTAGTTCAATCTGTTCAGCTTGTGATTCAAGTCGTTCAAACTGTTTGTCTATTTCAGACTTTTGTGGAAACTCTATTACGTTCATAAGCCTAGTCCTCTTAGCTGTTGTTCTAGTCTGCGTACTTGATCGTCATCTATACAAGTACACTCCAATTGTTGTTGACTGTGTCCTTCGCAGTATGCTACTCCAGCATAGCAATGAAAGTCATTAGTGTCAAAGTCTCGGGCATATCCTTGATTAGCACATCCTGATGCTAAACCTAGTGCTACCAATACTATTCCTATCAAAATCCCTTTGTAGGTATTCATACATTTTCTTCCTCGTTTGTATCTGTAAAAGCTGGATGTCCTTCAAAGTACATCTGAATCAACACATGCATTATTGTGTTGACAAAGATCAGTATACCGAACATTACCCATCCAACCATGTGTATTTATTCAGATCCTAGGTTGTTGATAAAATTTCTCAATTTAGTCGAATCTGTTTCTGCTCTAACCTTACCGAATGTGTCACCCTGTGTAGGGTCAGCATCATCAGGATTACCTGATTCAGGTACAGTTGTTCTTTTTAAACTATTCACAATAGTATTGCTAGCTGAAGGCGTTGCATATTCGTCTTGCTCATCTTCATCTAGATCATATATTCTCAAACTGTCAACGTTGAAACCTAGATCAATCTTTGAGCCAACACCACTACTACTTCTTGTTTTCATTAACTGTATTTGATAGCGTCCACGTTCACGCATTGCTCTGCTTGTAAAAATACCAAACACATTGTCAGCAGTTTGTATCTTACTTAATCCACCACTAATGTGCGAATGATCAAATTCAATTTCTTCTACAGCACCTCTGTTCAACTGTGCCGCTGTAACAAACACAGTATTCAATTCCATTGCTAGATTACGTAGTTCTTCACTTACATACTTGTCTTTGATATACAAGTTCTCTGCACTTACTTTTGCACCATTGGGCATCAGCAGATCTAAATAGTCAATCAGTAGCACGTCAATCTTCTTGCCTGTTTTGATTTCATACTCTTTGATATAGCTACGCACATCATTGGGTGTCTTACCGCTGGGCATATACTTAACTTGGAATGCTCCACTCTTCTTGCCAATTATCTTTACCTTCATTTCAACGTCATCTATCTGCTTGAATATATCACGTGTGCTGATCTCTGTTACCATACTGTCTACACGCATACTAACCAAGTTCTCACTAAGCTCTAGTGTTAGATACAACACGTTCATACCCTTTTGTGCAAAGTTTACACCCAAGTTAGCTAAGAACAAACTCTTACCTGCACCTGACCCACCTGCAAATATATTAAGCTCACCTCTGTTGAACCCACCAAATAGTTTTCTATCTACTGCTTCCCACCCTGTGCTTACTTGTCCGTTGTTGTCTTTGATTGCTTCTAGTCTTGCTCTAGGGTCTTTAAAATAATCTGTACCCAAATCTTTTTGCAGTCCTATCTGTACTGCCTTCTTAACTAGATCTTCTACTGGGCCATACTCGCCCTTTTCAAGCAAGTCAGCACCTTTAAGTATTGCGGCTTCTAGTGCTTTGTGTCTACTAAACGTTTCAAACTCTGCCAGCAACCAGTCATAATGATTCTCCTGCATTTGTCCAGGATCTTTCAAATCACCTTGTGTGGCTGCATTAATGATATCAAAAGTAGGCAATGCGTTATGTTCAGTTACATAGTTGGTTAAAAACTCTGCACTCTTTTGTAAACGTCTATCAAACATAGTTGGATCAAATACTGCTTGACATCTAACAAATGTTTCTGCATCTGTTAGCATCATCTCTAGATATACTTTTTGTATATCATATCCATAGTCTGTGTTTTGTCTTGTTGCCATATTAAAAATAATTCACGTTAATGTTAAACCTTGCTTTTGCATCTGTGCAGTTAGTACTAGAGTGTGGTTGGCTAGCATCAAAAAACAATACTCTGTTAGCTTTACTTTCTATGCAAGTACCATCTTCTAGTTTTGTATATCCGTCATTGTCATTTATATATATTATCGCACCCTTGTGTTCAAACTGATAATCCTGGTGCGAAGCATGTCCAACTAACTTTTCTGTTCTAGGATATAAGTTAAGTTTTATTCTTATTAAGCTTTTGATATCAAATCTATCCCATAATGCTTCTGGACCAGAAGTAAGCATTTCATACATCTCACTTAGCTGTTGATGTTCAAATACTAGATATGCAAACATACAAGTTAGATCGTTTTCATTACCAGCAGATGCTGCTGGTACATATTCCCATCTTATAGGACTACCTGCTTTCATTATAGTATGTTGCAAATGACTAAAATAGCCATCATCAAAATAGTTATCAATTACTTCATACGCCATATATCTATTATACTACCTTATACCATTGATTGTCAAGTACTATTTTGGTTTGTGTTCTAGCTAATACTGCACCTACACAACTTCCAGGATCACCTGGATTTTGGGGAACATGCACATGAACCCAATCATCTCGAATGTTATCTACTGCTCTTTTGTTAAGGGCAGATCCACCTGCTAATGCTACGTATTTAGACCCTGTCATTTTCTTAGCACATGCACTTAAATTGTTTACACAATATTCAAATACTGCTTGAGTAGCAGCCGCGATATCATTAAGATCTTCTTCGCTAGTTAGTTCAGGTCTCCACCACCTACAACCTCTATGCATGTTTTCAACCATTTTAATATTAGGGTTCCAACCAACACCTTCAACGTTTACTAATTCGTTAAGTATCTTAATAAAATGTCTTTTAGGGTTACCCGCATCTCCCATAGCGGCTACCATATATTCATCTCTGTTAGGAACAAGGCCACAACGTTGTGTCATTGCACTATAAAATAAACCTAAACTATGTGGATACCCTTGACTATGTATTTTTGTGAGCTTATTATTCTTACCATGCCACATGGTTAGGGTCTCAAATTCTCCTATGCTATCCATTACTATTACTGCACAATCGTCTTGAGGCTGTGTATAATAAGCATATGCCGCATGACTCAAATGATGCTGGGTGTATTTTATTGGCGAAATAATATCCCAACGTTTGAGATATCTACGTATATTATTTTCTGCCCATAGCCAACCCTGTCCTGCTCTCCATTGGCGTAGGGTTTTAAGTCCAGGACGCTCATACCAAACTACTTCGTCGGGTATATCTCTATGAGTAAAGTTTCTAGCCATTTGTATTTGTGACCAGTTAGGGTCAGGGTCATTTGGTACACCACTAAAGTCTTTACTTAAACTTGCCCATTTAAGTTCACGGTTATCAAATACAGCAATACTAGCATCATGGCTGTTTCCAACCATTCCCCATGTAATCATCTATTCTCCCATTGTTCTTTATCTACTCTAATATACCAACCCCTTCTTGGCTTACCAAGTGATTCGCCGTTAGGGCCAGTAGGCCACCACAGATAAGGTCGTAAGTAATCAGGAAAACTTTTACCCCCACCTGCGAAATTAGTTTTTACAAATACTCTTTTACAATACTTAAAACAATCATCAAGCCAATATTCGTAATTAAATATTGTGCCTGGTTCCAAACATTCCCTATCAAACACAGTTCTAGTAGCTACAATCATATCATACTGTCTATCTAACTTCATAGGCTCGTTCATGTTCACATACATAACAAATCTTTTAAAGCCTAATACATCACAACAGTCTTTGTATAGTCCGCCTTTGTCTGTATGATCAAAAAATTCATCTACATCTGTTAGTTCTATATCTGTTATTCCTTTTTGCTCTCTAATAAGATGTGCAAGCATGCCCATGCCACACCCTATTTCTAGCACAGAGTTTATACCATCAAAGTTCATGTTGTCTACACAAAATTGTTTTTCAAGCATATACATATCCCATTTGTGTATATACTTTGCTCCTGGAGCTTTTTTCCAATGACGCTTAGATATTTCTGTAAGTGTGTTTCTATACTCTTCGTTATTCATTACGTAGTTTTTCTTTCTCTAAACTAAGTTTGTCCTTCAAACTCATTAAGTAAGCCGCACCTGCAAGTATTACAATAGCACCAGCTTCTGCAATTAGGTTTAAAGGATCAGCTTCCTTACTGTGTAATACAATAAGTCTACACAGTGCTGTGATAGCAATAATAATAGGTAGTGTTACTGGTATTCTAGAACTAGCATAAAACGCTCCTATCATACCAATAATTTCTGTGTATATGAATAGTAAGAATATATCTCCTAGTGCAATATGCCGTCCAACAATCATACTTGTTACTTCAATTCCTGCAGCAAGTAAAGTTAAAATGCCTATTACAGCTAGCATAAACTTTTCAGTTATTACTGTGGTCCAGTGTAGTTTTTCTGTAGCAAATGCTTTTTCGAATGATTTTGGTATCAGTGGCATTATACAATTATCCCTGTTTGTGGTTGAACAATTCCAGTTGTTGTAGAAACGTATTGTTTAGCAATTTCACCTTCTGTTTTACCTACACAAGTTACCGAATCTCCATTAAAAGTAAATTTAGTATCTGGTGATACACTAAACATGAAAGGCGCTAATCCTAAACCTTTTTCATTTGCAATTAATACCATTGGCTTAATTAGTTCATAACCTCCTGTTACTCTCTGATTAAAATGACCAACAATTTCTTCACCACTAGCTAACTTTAAACTAACAGTGTCTCCTTTTTTAAATTCTATTTCAACTAACATATATTTCTCCTATTTGTAGATAAACGGATCTCGTTTCCTAAGTTCTTTTATTTTTTTACGCCAAGCAATTTCATCTCTAATTTTTTTATAAGGCCATGTAATAAATTCCCACATGCACTTTAATATGTAGATAAATCCTGCCCACAATTTTTTTAAGTAAACCATTTTTTTGCTCCTAGTCTAATTTTTAAAGGAGAACTTTCTGCACTACTTGCTATACTATGCAGAGTAAATATTCTTCCATATCGTTGTACTGCTTCGCCAATATCAGATATATCATTTTCCCAATCTGGCATGGATACTCCCCATCCTAAATCAATAGCTTGTTCTACTAACTTAGAACCTGCAGAATCTCTGTCAGGTACAACTATTATATCTTTATTTAATCTATTAATAAGCAGTGCCTGTTGATCTTTGGCTTCGCTTCCTAATAGTGCAACTCCATCAATATATAATGCATCAATTGGACCTTCACATACTATAGCAAAAACCTTTTGTGGACGCTGTTCGTCTAAGTTAAATACGTATCCTGGTTGTTGTTCACTTAGATACTTAGGTTTTTTATCACTAGTAACAGTCCTAGCTGTCCAACCTACAATACGTTGTTCGTAGTAAAATGGTATAATAAGTCTATCTCTATAACCTAAACTTGAGCTCCAGTAGTAATCAGTATCTTCAACTTGTAACTTACGTGATGCCATGTATTCAACTATTGCCAAACTATGTTTATCAAAGTCTTTAATATCATTAACTTTTATTGCATCAGCAGGTAACGGCACAGTATTAAATGTAGGCAACTCGAGTAGTTGTTGCTTAATTTGTGCACCTTCGTTTTCTTGCATAACGATTAATGCAAGTTTATTAATTACATCATCAGGAGCATTTAACCACTGTAGTAATTTACGCATTTTGTGAGAAAGGTTGCGACCTTGCTGCCAACTTGCTTTATAACCGCAATTAAAACAATGATAGCTTACACCGTCTGGATTAGTTATTAACCCTCCACGTAGTCTAGTATCAGATGAAGTGCCGTTATGATGACAACAAGGCGCATTGAATGAGAGCCATCCGCTAGGCGTTGTTTTACGCTTAGGCGGCAGATATGTCAGAACTGTTTCAATGACTACACTCATAGTACTATTATAGCGTAGATTTAAAGGTTTGTCAACTAGTTTCTAACTAAGATTTTGGTAATTTTGTCTGCAGGATTCACTGTAGTTTTAAATCTAATGTATGAAAATACACCATTAAAGTTTATTGGAGCGGGTGAAGTTTCGGTGCCATTTAATGATGTAGTTGCTACATCAGCCCAGGGTGTTGTACCAGTTATTTGATTATCTAGAGTTGCTTGTACAACTACGTCTCCTGCGAATGCAGTAGAATATACTGCGGCTGTATGAAGTGCTTCGTTTCCATTTACAGCTGGTTCAGCATTTACAGCTTCTGAAACCCAAACATTATCACCAGGACCAGTTTCTGTAAGGCTAGTTACTGAGGATGTTTTTAACGGACCAGGAAATGCTTTTGAACTTACACGTATAGTACCACTATTGCTAAGATTACTATTAGAGTATGTTAGCACCTTGTCTCCGTCAGTTTCTACTAGATACACGTTAAAGCTTAGGAATTGCTGTTTTAAATTTTTTAAATTATTTTCCGTTATAGAAACTTTAAACTTTCCTCTAGAAATTGTACTGCCGTCGTCTTGTATTGTACAATCTTTTTCTATGACTAACTTATTGTTTTCATCATATGCTACAAACTTAGGCGTATACCCTGTAGCTACGTTTACTGGTTTTTGATCTGCATTCAATAATCTAAACTGTAAAACATTATCAATGCCTTTATAAATTTGTATTTCTCTATTATACACTGGTCTGTACTCCGTAATGAACCCTGCCACATCTGCGACAAGTGTGGTTGTATTATCGACTAAATATCTTGACAACAATTGCATATTGTATTTATAGGAAAAACACTACTAACTAATGCTTACCAAAGACATCGAAAATAACTTTCCATTCCTAAGTGTTGTGAACTATGGCGGACAAGAATATGTCGGCATAGTAATTAATCAAGATGCTAGTGTTACTAGCATGTATGTTTACACTGAACTTAACTCAAAGAAAGAACAAGAAAGCTTCTTAGAATTAGGTGATACATGGTGGTGGGAGTCAAATAGAATGATTCCGATCAATATCTTTTTAGCTTTAGAAATGAGACCTTACAAATACTGTATAATGACAATGAATAGCAAGGATGTAAAAGTTAGTATAGGTCCTTGTGTAAACCTAAATAATCTAGCTGTAAAGCGTATTAAAAGAAAGAGTGTACAGTTAGTACGTAGACCACCTAAAGATTAATCATTAATATGCCACTTATACTTTACCCATAAAAAATAATCAATCACTACAATTTGTATAGCAATGCCTATAGGTGTTAGTGCAAATCCTAGTATAAAAGGTACTAGGAACGTAAACATAAAAATATTTGATATGTATCTTAATGCCTGTTCTGCAGGCACTTGCCATTTTAACCAAGGTTGTGGTTGCTTAGGCGGCTTTCGTCTATAATCATATGCTTCCCAATCCAACTCCGTTCCTTTCTAATTCTTCACATAATAA